ATAGTATCAAAGTTTACCGTTGCTAGCGTTAACTGCTTGGCCACTGTGGTTGCCCCAGCAGCTAAAGCAGAATCAAATGCATAATATAACGGATTCCCATAAAATGTACTCACCACCTGTCCCCCGGCTGTTGACGTTACGGTTTGACCCCCAGCCGTAGAGGTCACCCCGGTTACCACTGGTAATACCTAAAAGCTACCGGCAGTAGTTAGCTGCAGGTAGTTGGCATACGTAATGGTAGCAGCCACTGTTGTTAAAGTAGTAGCAGTACTAGTTAGGACCAAAGTTCCATTTGGTTGAAGTACTCTAACCGCAAACGTAATGCGACCATCTGTCGCAGAGGCACCGACCGAAGCCGCACCTGCTGTAACAGTGGATGTTGTTGAAGACCCAGCTGAGCCTCCCAATGCACTAATTCCTGTCCCAATGGTTTGCAAAGAGACAAAATACTCTCCCATGTTAGGAAAAGTAATGGTGTTAGTTGTAGCACTGGCCGTTATGATGGAACCCGCGGCTTGATTAACCACAGTCGTCCCAAACATATTAGCGCTGCTAACCGGAACACCAAGTAACGAGGCCAAAGCCCCTTGAGCACTGGAAGGTTGTAATTCCGCCAACTCAAAATCATAATGTACCCACAAACGTGCAATCCCTGTGGTGGTTGTGTTGCCAAAAACACCAACCGCCAAAGACATACAATCATATGTCTTCTCGTCCAAGTTAGCTGGTAACGCCCCAGGCCGAGTAAACAGCCACTTGGACGTGCCCGTCTCAATAGCAGACTTGGCCTTAGGGAAACACTCAATGGTACGTGTTGACAAATTTCCAGAAACATCTGCCAACATGATCTCCTTAGCATTCTTATATTGGCACATAGCCAACTCAGTAATAGGTACAGGGTCAGCCGCATCATATTGCGGAGCGAGCACCACCAAACCGCCTATAGATGATCCACCAGAAGGCACGACGGTAAATGCCAACCGGTTTGTTTTATAACGCTCAAATGATGGAGCAATCTGAGACAACTCAGGGAAAGCTGAAGCCAAACCTGGATTAATCTGAATCTGGGACACTCCAATGCCCGTCGTCTGATATCCAGTAATTATACTGATTAATTCAGAGCCTACAACTCGAAATCCATCAGCTGTGCGTGTAAAGACCGGTTTACGGCGATTTACAGTGATCACATTGGCTGTCGGTATGGCAGTACGAGTGAACTGCGCATATCCCGCTGCGCCTTTCGGAGCACGGGAAACAGCCATCTTCTTCTTTGGCGGCATTTTCTTCTTCATTTTAAGACCTGGTTGTCCAGCTGCTCTTCGTCCTTTCGGCATTGAGGTCACTTCACGACTATCGTTCGGGTGATCCCTACAAGATCTACCGTTCTGATGAGGAACGGGCTTTCCTGTTTCGCTTTGACTAGCTCATCAGGAGATAACGTGCCACCCGGCACGGGCGTAGGTCGCCACCCTTCAATTTTATATAGCAATGCGGTCAGCCCAAGGATCTTTGGGCCAATCGCCCCACCCCCGACAGAAGTTTGAGAACTTCCCACTCGTGGTGGTTGATAGATCTAAGGTTAATTGTGCGTATGCAGATTCTAATTGCAATTGCCGACAAGGTTCTATGCCAAATGCCAAGGCGAAACTGTGACGTGTGCGTGGGTGGATTTCGACATAGCGTGCTGTCATTCCTTTGGACAACCGGGTCATCCCACGGTCCCAACTAGTGCTATTTACCATGCCACTGAGCCCTAAGATTCGATTACCCACTTTCTTGAGTGTGGTACGTCGTCTCATTATACGGGTCATGTATTGCCAAACCTCTATGACAATTTCAGACCAACGTGCTCGAGCATTCCGCCTAAGTGCTTGATAGTATTCCTGCATCACTGGAATACCAGAACTAAGCGCAGCTCCACAGTCCCCTATTGCACGACAATATTGTCGAGCTTTTAACGAGGTGGATAAGTCCAATGTAGTCATGCAATCTTTAGCCGTTGCTTTTTCCGGCGATCGCACCATAACATATCCATCAGGTGTCCATACAGGATGAGTTTGACAGAAGTCAATTTGTTCGAAAACTTCTACAGCTTGTTCGACGACGAGTGTGTAACCAAAACGCAACACGTGGTCGAATAAATGATCTTGAATAATGGGAGCTTGATCACGCTCCACAATTATTAAGCAATCGTCACCATTATTATGAATCTCGTATTTTGAAATCCCGCGTTTGACGAGAAAATCATAAACGAGTGTAGTCATAATTAGACAATTGCCCAAACTTGTATTCATATCTCCAGACATCCGCACACCTTCTAACTTATACTTAATTACCCCGTCGGGTAAATAAGCAACCCCGAAGTTGCGCAACTGCATATCTAACAATCTCTTTAACTCCGCTCTATCTGCCGGCGGACATAAGCTCATATATACACTGTGTTCCCATACCAGAGCATCATAGGATGTGTGTTGATCGAATCGTTCTGCATCAAACAAAATACACACAGGGTCGACAAATCTCGCCCATTTCAACGCCAAAATCCTTCCGGACTTCAAAGCATTATACCCCTTAATAACCACTGGCAATCCAGACTGAGAATAGGCCTTTTGCATGGCCTTGAAAATCACGTGTTCCATCGGCTTTAGAAACACACCTACCGAGAAGCCATATCTTGGGCCTCGCGGACTAATTACCCTATCTACCGCATCAGGTTTTAACAAAGTGTAC